TTAAAGCAACCATACGATCGCCGTACATCTCGCGGCCAGCGTCCATTTCTTCTTGAATTATGTCGCCGCCTGGCACACCAAATCGTGACTCTTGCTTTGGACCATATTCAGTCAGAGCCGGAAGCACCCTATTGATATAATCTTTGTGCTCTGGGTAGTTTTCTAACGCTTCAAGCCTTTTAGCTTCTTTAACAACTTTTGTGCGAGCGTTAGCAATGCTGTTGGCAACTTGAGCCAGTTCAGGCGTCGGAGCGCTTGCCACAGCGACTTCAGCAGTGCGCATAGCATTGTCAATAGTCGCTTGGTAAGCTGGCGCATTGTATATATTAGATGGTGCAGCGTTTGAGACACCGACACCAGACCGCAGCATCGGCTGCGCTGTAGAATTGACATTAACTTCCATGCCGAGCTCTTCGGCTCGACCCTTTATTGCGTTTTGTAAATTGTAATATTCACGCGACTGGTCACCTACTCGCTGCCCTGTTTTCAAGCTCTCTTCATAGCTTTTGATAGTTGGGGCAAGGTCAGGGCGCGTGCGCTTCAGGCTTCTAAGTACAACAGCGGTTTGTTGTCTGTTGAGACCAGTGTAAGCCTGCATGTTTGCTTCAGCGCCACTGGTGGTCTCATAGCCTGCTTGTAGGTTGCTTATGTTCTGTTGCTGCAGGTTAGCTGCCTGTGCAGCTTTAGCGCGCCTCAGGACATCAGATTTGGCTGCTGAGTCAGCTTCATTTTGCTGAGTTTGGCCTAGGCCTGTAGTATCAATGCCAGGACGATTAGAGTAGGCCTTGATTGCTTTATTGACGCGGTTGCGGTTGCCTGTAACAGCGTCTACTACGCGACCACCAACGGAAGCACCAAGAGTAAGTCCACCTGAATAGGCAGCTAGCGCAGATGCACCAGTTGCCTGCATACCGCCTACACCACGGCCAAAAGTGCCTGTCTTTTTCAGACCCTCGATTGGGTTGAGAAGATCTGTGTATTTACTTACGCCGCCTTTGACACCTTGTTGTGTAAAGCGAGTGATGACGTTGAGTTTTCGTGCAAGAGCCGCCAACTCAGGATCGACACTGTTAAGATAATCGATGTCTGCATTTGAGGCTTCATTCTTAGCTCTGTTTTTAGCGCGGCGCTCAGCAGTTTTAAACTCTGCAGTTTGCGTGTCGACACCAGCGTTTTCAGCACGTTTCTTAGCGGCGTCAAATTGCTTCATGTAGCTCGTGTGCAAATCTCGTATTGTTGCGTCTGCATCATCAAGGCTTTTGGTCGGGTTGCGGTCGTTGTACTGGCTTGCAAGTTGCGCTACATCCCGAGAAACATCAGCCAAAGCTTGCGTGTCGCCTTGGTGTATTTTTTTGAGACCGTCCATGCTGCCTGCTACATTGACAGCCGTATTGGCAGTTTCAGACATTGTCTGTGAACCACCGCGGATAGTTCCACCAGCCGCCATACCAGCTGCGCCAGCTTCTTTTAGACGTGTGAAAATCTCGTTGTCTGCGAACTCTTTGCCAGCATAGGCTTCAGTGGCAATTTTTACGCCTTCTTGAGCTGTTTCGGTCAAGCCCTCGGAAGCCATGCCTGTTGCAAACGCCCCAGCAATGCGACCCATGCCTCGCTTTTTAAGCAGCTCTGACACACCATTAACGCCAAGCTTGCCTACAACTTCCTTTGGCATGCCTTTTAAAACGACACCAGCACCAAGGTTTTCTAAGGCAGCCATTATCATGCCGCCAGCTGTTGCATAGCGGACTTGTTGATCAAGCGTGAGACCTTCGATCTCTTTCAAAGACGCGTTGACTTCGCCGCTTGTGATAAGAGGTGTAACAATTGGAGCAGCAACTGCCGCAGCCATAGCTGGAGCAGACTCAGCAGTCTTTTGAAGACCAAACTGCAACGCTGAGCCTAACCCAGTAATGTCGTCTGTTGTCAGTGATCTGTAGTTCAGAGCATCTGCTTGCTGGCGTTGGGTTTCAGCTGCAGCGCGTGCCTGTGCTTGAAACTGAGCGTTGACTTCATCATTATTGATAGGCTCAAAACCAAAAAACTCGCGAACAGGGTTGCCAATATATTGCTGGCCTGCGCGTGTCATGTCGCCAATGAAACCTTGGTTCATTGCTTGGTTAGCGTCTGCTGCATAATCTGCAACATTGGCTCGGTTCATTAAATCGCCGTATTGAAAAGCAGTGCTTAGCGAAGTGTCGCCAGCTGGAGGTTGCCCCATGCTTGCGATGATTTCTTCTACAGTTTTCTGCTGATCCTCAGGAGACAGTTGGTTGAAACTATCGTCCACTTTAATAGTCGGATAGCCGTCGATGTTTAGATCGAGCTGACCCATAGGCGTCTCCGTATGTGTAGTGATTTAGTTTGTTGGGGTGCTTACTGAAAAGCCGACACCTGTAGATGTAGTGCCAGTAGCTGCAGAAGCGCCGTCATCAATTCCGCCGTTTGCTGCGTAAACTTGCAAAACTTGAGCTTTCATAGCCTCTAAGACCGCATCCATTTTAGGATCATACCCAGCTAGTGAGCCATTGTTTGAGTTGTAATATTCAACTTTTTGCTGTCTTGCTTTTAAAGCAGCTTCAGCAAGCATGGCTAACGCTTTTAAGCGTTTTGCATTCATTTGCGGCGGCAAAGTAGGATTGTATGCTCTGTCAATAAGCAACATGCCTTCTCTTTGTGTAAATTGAGCACCAAGTGTTTGTCTTAAATTTTGCTGAATCACACCAGCTACAATTTGTTGCTTGTCAATGCCTTCTTGATCTAAGAGTGCGCGTAATCCCATATCGCCTTCTCGATCAAGAATTCTGGCAGCAGATACAAGAGGACTGGAAAGAGAAAGCCCTGTAGAGTCTCCGGCTTGTTCAGTCGCAAGCTCGTCAGCGATCATTGACAAAACGCCAATATTACCTGCGGCTTGCTCAGGTCTAAAAGTTTCTAATTCTTTAGCAAAAGTTTTGTCTCGCTGTATTTCAGCTTCACTTAACGCACGATTGACGCCTGGATTAATTTTGTTGTTTGCTGTTAAAGTTGGTTTTTGTGCAGCTTTAAACGCAGCAATTGCGGCAGGTGAATATTGATCTGTTACATCTTCGTCTAACCCTGTGTATGGGTTGGTGCGCATTACTACACCAGTTTCGTGATTTCCTACCCAGCGCGCATTATTTGTTTTGCCTTGAAGAAGGTCCTGTTGCGTTTGTGCATTTTGCAAAGCTTGAGTTTGGTTTTGCAAAAGCTGTCCTGCATTTTGGTTGCGCTGGTTTTGAGCAAGAAGAGGGTTCATCACATCGTTTTGAGCAATGTTTTGCTGTGTTGACTGATTGCTCAAGTTTTGCCCTTCGTTTCTCAATGTTTGAGCAGAGAGTTCCCCGGGCAACTTTTGCTGGGTGATGTTCATATTTTGCTGAGTTTGGCGCATACCAAGCTCTGTTTGGGCACGGTTCAAATCATCTTGGCGAAGTTGCCGCTGGTCCATTGCACGTTGTCTAAAGCGATCGCGTATGCCGGACTGGTAGTCAGTAATTGCACCAGACATGTCTTTGCCTTGAAGTGCTTGCCCAAGCATCATTAGCTTCATGCCTGTGTCCATGTTACGCGGATTTGCAGCGTTATTTACGTAGTCGGCATAGGCAGGATTAAGCTGCATAGAAGTGTTGCCGTCTTGGTACACTTGCATATAGGGAGACGGCGCATCTGCCATTGATTGCGACAGAGCACCCTGTGATTTGAAAAGGTCAAATAGCCCCATGAGGTCCTCCGTACTGTTTTATGGCTTTATCCATGAAATAGCGGATGACGCGCTTCAGCTTTGGCTTGTTTGCAATAAAGACAGCAAAGCGCTCGCCGTACTTGGCGTATGCGCTGTGAAGCCAGCGAGGGGAGTCGAAGTACATCCAGTGGCGGAACATGCGCCAGCGGTAATTATATGGACCGTAGACCTCGCGTGCGACCCAGCAGAACAACGTCATGCCTGTGCCGACAATGTTTGCAACTTGTCCAAATTTATCCAAAGTCGAAGGCTGGCTTTGTGCGCCGCTGTAGCCTGCACTGCCACTAAACCCACCAAGCGGATTAAAGAGCTGCATGTAATTGCCAGCAAGTTGCAGCGGGCGATCTTGGCCCATATAGAATTTGTTAGCGGCGTCGTCCATAGCACCTTGGTTAAACAAGCGCATAAAGTTGCCAGCAGCGCCCATGTCGTTAAGTGCACCAGAGCCAAGTCCGTAGGCTGAGTTCATGGTCGTGAAAGCGTTGTTGTTCGCGTTCATCAGCTGATTTAAGGCGTTAGACTGCTGATTAATGTTGTTGTTGTATTGGCCGACACCCTGATTAAAGAGGCTGCTTCTTACTTGGCTGCCGAGGTCCATGATGTTCTCTGCGGCACGGCTTTTGAGCATGCCTGTCTCTAAGCCAGCGCGATTATTGTTTGTGTTGCCGCCACCAACAAATCCTCGCTCAAGGCCTGCTAGATCCATGCCAAGATTTCGTTGAACGTCGCGCGCACCTGCATCAATCATGCTGTTGGCCATTGGTGAATTTGCCAAGGCGTTGCCCATGTCAAATGCAGCGTTAGGATTTTGTAAAAGACCGCCAAAAGCAGCAATGCGAGTGCCATAGTCTTTAGTGGCGTCATAATTGCCTTGAGCACCACCCATGGTATTCTGCGCAGCGTTTAGACCCATGTTGCCAATTGTTCCGGCCATGTTGTAGTACTGCTGCTGCATAGGGTCGAGGCCAGCATATGTTTGGCCGCCATAAACAGGGTTTGCTAAAGCATTAAGTACTTTGTCTTGTAGACCACCCTGAATTGGCCGCAGGGCATCTTGGTACATGTTGAAAGCACTTTGAGCGATAGGATCTGTGGCCTGTGTCACTCTTGGCTTCGATGAAAATAAGCTACCCATTGTTTTGTCTCCAAACCCATATTTCTGTGCCGCCTTCGAGGGTGCGAAGAGGCTCAAATCCGAACATTTTCAGGAATTTTGCGTGTTTCTTGTCTGCTGGATCGTGCTGAGCATGGATCGGCCCGCCGTGGGCGGTCTTAACGAGATGCCAGCCTGAGCGGAGCATCTCTTTGACAAGTTTTGACCATTTTGTGTGGATGTCGCAGTGTGCAAAGGTGCCATAGCCTGCGACTTGCTCAAGATAGATGGTGTAGCACCACCTTCGAGCAACAGGAACTTTGAGGAGGTGCATCATAGACCTCCAGCATTGAGCCTTGCATCAATCTCATCAAGGATCGTGAGTATGCGATCAAGCGAAACTTCAATTTTGCGCAGCTCTTCGTCTATATATGGCACCGTAGACTCAGGTTGAGCTGGGGGTCGGAGCCTTGTGTAAGGCTCTTTGTCTGTTGTGTATGCCATATTATCTCTCTGACGTTAGCTCGACCTCAATATCTGCTGCACTAAAGTTGAAATAGACACCATTTGCCTCTTCTACGCGGTAGGCTATGAGCCTTCCTGACGCCTTGGTGTCGATTTTGTGGTCCGTGTTAGGCGTAAAACTATAGGAAGTTGCGTAGACAGGCGCATCGTCATACGGAAAGTCAGTTGAACCTATCTTTACCGTGACTGTGTCTGTGCCAGATACTGTTGAGATCTGTGGTATGAGCGCTGTTACCTGCTTGTACGATCTGAGTGGTGCCTTTGTCTCGTCAAGATCGAGACCTCTGCGCTCCACAAAGGCTGTTTTTAGAGTTTCAGGCTCTGCAGCTACGTTTAGTAGCCCTGTAACGAGCATGTCGTTGGCGTATACTCGTCCTGCGGTAAGGCTATTGTTGTCGTCTCTCATGCCTGCAAAAGCACTAATTCTTGGGCTTGTGTCTGCATAACTGGAATAAGAGGTTGCAAGAGCGTTATAGGACGAAGTTTGTGACGCGTAGCTTGTGCCAGACAACGAAATATTCGTAATAGCAGCGCCTGCCACATTAGGAAGATCCACAAAAGACCATGTGTTTGTCTTTAGATTGTAGACGGCAGCTTTGTTGCAATAGTTAGTCGAAGTAAAGCCAATGTCTGACTCTTCTGACACGTAGCAGAAGTAAATTAAATCGTGAACTTCATCCAGATGCACAAAGCATTTGTCTTTTTTGGATCTGTTCATTTCAGTGAAGATGCGCTCTCGCACCCTGTTATTCGCTATGGACTGCATATTGATGCCGTTGTGCGAATAGATGTCAGTATCACCAAAAACGTAGTGTTCGCGCCCTGTTGTGACGACACAATTTTGGTTAATCACACCGTCTCGGTTGAAGAGGCTGCGGAAACTAAACACAAGGCTAGAGCCTGTGTATTCCATGATCGCCGACTCAGTTGTTGAGTAGATGACGAAAATATTGCCAAGTGCAAGACCATCTACAATTGGTGTTTTAAAGTCTGTCAGGATATTGGAGCCTGCGCTGTTTGAGGCTGAGGGAGTCCAGACAACCCCTGAGCTTACGCTTGCACGGTACTGAACAACGTCACTCCACTTTACCATTGTGTCGTAGTCGGTGCCGCTTTCTGTTACGTTAAGTGCAACAATGAAGTCTTTGAACCCGCGCATACTTGCAGCACGGTCAGCTGTTGGCCAGTCGCCGACTGACATAAGTGAATAAGCGCTGCTCAAAACAGGGTCTTTTATGTAAGGCTCTGTGGTCTTGCGGCAAAGGATAGACAAACCTGCAAGCTCTGTGTGCGTGTATGGCGAAAAGTCCGAGCCGCTGGTAGTAGCACCAGAGGGCGTAACACTAGAACTTACGCCGTTATTATATTCTACGACGGTATTGTCATCGTAAGCGACACCATATATGGCACCGTCTGTTGGATGGTTGTAATTAAATACATGTATGGGACCTGTTTCTTGGGCGACCTGAGATGTTTGGCTGAACATCGTCTTGAACACTGGCGCACGAATAACTTTGTTCTCATTGAAGACGATATTACGCCCGTTATTAAATGCATTCAGAGGTAGGTCGTGAGGGTTCAAGTCTGAGATTATCCCAGTCTGCCCCAGATTTCTGAGCGGTAGATTGACCATCATACAACCTCAATTGTTCTAAATTTTTCAAGTTGGCCTCGACCATCTCGTTACGGAAGCTCTCAACTGCAGCACCAGTGGATCTGGACTGCTGGGCGTTCTCGATGAGAAGCACAGGTAACCAAGCCATAGAACAACCCCACTCTTCAGTTGGATCGCCTGTATTTGGGTTGACACCGTTGATCTTCATGAACCATGCGCAGTCAAATTGGCGGCAAGGCTTGAAGCTGTCTAAAGGGCAGTTCTGTTTAACTTCTAGCTTCATGGTCAGTCTTTAGACGCAATGATGACATCCACATATGAGACATCAAGGTCAACAGCAGTGCCTGTGAATGTAGAAGTAACAGCAAGTGTACCAACGCCGTGGGTGTGTCCTTGGCCGCCTCCTGTGGAACCTATGCTCCATGTGGTAGGCGAGTGGTTTCCAGCGCTTGGCGAATAACCTGCGTAAGATGTACCGTTGTCGAAACCCTCTTGAACGCGGTCTGTGTACTGACTGTGTGTGTGCGACGGTATTTCATCGACAGTAAGTGTGTGAGACGCAATGGAGCCAGAAATACTGCTGCTTATAGTTCCGGCAACAGCTTGGCTCGCAAAGGCAGTTTCAAAGCCAACAGAGCCTCCTGATGAGGCGGTACCTGAAACGACACGTATTGCCTTGTCGTTGTGGGTAGTAACTTTTGTCCAGCCTGTGGGTGCAGCGGTCTGCTGAAAGAGCATTTTTGTCCCTGATGGAACAGGTGGTGTGTTTTCAAGGGTTGTAACACGCGCATCAAGTCCGTTTAGGACTGTGTGAGTAGCAGTCATTGCCCCTGTGATATTGGGGAATGTGGCTTGAAGAGCTGCCTTGATTAGCCGGATGTGATCGTCTGCTTGCGCTACGGTATCCGTGGCAGTAGGGTTGGTCGATACTAGATCGTCAATATAAGTGGCTGTTTCTAATGCCATTTTAGGATCTCCGTAGTTTTTGTTGGGGCGCAATGCAGCAAGGAACACCCAACAACAACAATCCCCAACTTTTTCGAAGTTGCTTTTCGTCAATCATTTTGTATTCAAAAACGAAAAAGGGAGCCAAAAAGATGAATGTTTACAATCATTTATGAGTGTGTGAGACAAAGTGTGATTAGATATAGTATCTAATGACTGTGGTTGGACGAGTTGGATATATTTTGTGGGCCAAAACGTTTTTGAGAAAAAATAATTTCGAACGCAAATTTCAAGTCTTTATGGACAACAAACATGAGGACATTGTGATGACAACTGTTTATCTACAATCTTTTCACGTCGATCTCGAATTAAACGAAAAAGAAATTCAAGGTATGATCGACTGTTTCAAAAGAGAATATAATCTTGATTGTAAGATTATTGATGACGAAACAATTTCTCTAATTGGTTCAAAAACCGACATCGAAAAATATTACGACGAAAATTCTGGTATGAACGAATTAGAAATTCACCCAAACAACTTATAAAAATTAAGAGGCTTCGGCCTCTTTTTTTTTTTCGTTTAAAGTTCGAACGCAAATTTGAGCTCTTTATGGACAACAAAATATGGAGCGAAAAATGCCAAAATTCATTCAAGTTCGTGAAGACGTTTTTGCAACTGGTTCAGTCGCATGTGACTTCAAACAAACTCGTGAGTTTTATCGTGCAAATATTGACGACATGATCAAAGCATTTGATGAATGCAAAAAGATCTTCAAAGTCGACAATGTGAAAATGTTCGTGAGAAATCTTCGCAAACACCAAGGCACATATTCAAATGCCAAAAAAGAGATTGCGATCGACATTCGCAAATATGATCTTAGACAAATTGTGTCGACTATCATTCACGAAATGACACATGCACAACAATTCGAATCCAAAAAGATGGCGTACAAAAATGGCAAAGTGGTATTCGCAAAAAAAGAATATACACAAGTCAAAGCATCAAAGGATTTCGAAGCGTATCAAAACCAACCATGGGAAATCGAAGCGCGAGAAATGGAAGCGAAATATATCGATCGTGTGATGAAAGCGATTTCGAAATGAAAATATGAGAGAGATGACGAAAGTTGTCTCTCTCTTTTTTTTTCAACGAAAACGAAGAAAAAACGCGACTCGTTAAAAGTCAATCAATTTATTATTTTCAAGACATCGCTCTTTAGTTGAGACGCAAATTGCTGCGCTTAATGGACAACTAAGGAGAGACTTATGAACGAAGATTATTCATTTGGTCGCATGTTTATTGAAGCCGTTATTGTTTCAATCGCAGTAGTAGAAGTGTTTGTCTTTCTCGTTATTTTCGGAGGACAATAATGCCTGAAATCATGTTCAACCTAAAATTGACTGCGTATCCGGACATCGAAGACAATGAATTAGAATGTGTCGAATATCCGTTATTAAGCATTCAAATTCACGACACAGGCGGTTTTACTGTCGTTGAGATGATCCCAACGCGATACACATCAGAAGATGGCCAAGAATACGATTTTGTGTTTTCTCACACTTTCTACCATCTTAACGACGCTATCAACCATCTAAAAGAAATCATAGCCAACAAGAAATGAGCGCTTCGGCGCTCTTTTTTTTTCGTAAATGTTCAGACGCATTTTTTGGCTCTTAATGGACAACCACAGGAGGCACGAATGTCATTTATTTGTAATTTCGATAATCGTTCAACAATGGCGTACCGCTTTAGTGTGTACACAAAAGACGATAAAGACCTCATTGCACTAAAAGAACGAGTCAAAAAGAATAATGAGCTTGTTCGAACAAGATCGAGAAAGCATGGTTTTGTTTATGGTGAGATCCTGCGTATTCGCTTGATGTCACGTGGCCCAAGAAGAATATGGGCAAAACAAGATTTCGATCATCCGTCTTATTATTCAGGCACTTTCGGTCAGTATGACGCTTATTTGCCACACCGTTACGCTGAATATTTCGATGTGTATGTTGATCAAGACAGTGATGCTGAAGACGTGTTACGCACCGAACTCAAAACTGGCATGACTCGTTCAATGCAACAAAAGAAAAGCAGACTCGAATTCGAAGCAAGAATGATCGAGTGGGAAGGCAAACAAAGACTGCGTGAAGCAGCGTAATTTCACGACAAGTAATGAACCTTACGCACAACTGAGGGACTTCGGTCCCTCTTTTTTTTCGTCCGTTTGTTTTGGACGCATTTTTTTGTGCCTTATGGACAACAAACATGGAGGTCGTAATGACTAAACTTTTCAATATGGTCGTTGGCACACCAGCGGCACTCGAAACGACTGTCGGCTCTTTATTTGAAGGCCAATCGCCTAACGATAAAAAAGAGTTCATTGTTGCTTGCTTAAAAAGTTTAGAAGCAAACGACAATGCAGATGCGAGTGAAGCTATCGATGCTGTGAAGGCACTTGAACTCGATGAAGCATTCAAAGTTGAGTTCACCATAACAATTCATGGATCTGCTCACGTCGTAGCTCCAATTGAAGACATCGCGCGTACTCTTATTGAAGACGCAAATGCTGTCGATTTAGCAAATGGGCATGTCTGTGGTGTTGAAGATATTGATCTTCACGATCAAGAAATTGAAATCACGGACATCGATTACACGACATGAAAAACATCTTCAAGTTGTTAGCGATGGTGATGGGCGTGTTGCTCATCATCATCGGTGTCGTATTTCCCATACTGTTTCGGAGACCAAGAGATGAGTGACTATTCGAAACCAATCCAAAGTCGAAAGCAAGCAATCGATTTCATACTTCGGTTGTGTGCAGAGGGCAAACTATTCCACTTTGATGATGATCCTCATGATTACAAAATGTTCGAAATTTACGAAGCTGACAATCTTGTCGGCAGAGTAGACGAATTATTTTGTTATCTAAAAGATCCGCACAAAGTGGCTGCGACGTTAATGGAGATCTATCATGAGCATGACTAGAAAACATTACGTGATGCTTGCGCAATGGTGCGGGCACAGCAACGTAAGTGATTACCGTGTTCAAGACCTCGTTGAAATGCTGGAAGAAGACAATCCGCAATTTGACAAACACAGATTTTTGCGAATGTTCAAGGATTGTCGTCAACAATACGAGGCGTACAACACAAATTTACTCAATAGGCTGAGAGCGTAAGCTCTCGGCCTTTTTTATTTTTTTCGTTTTTTGGTCTGCGATGCTTTGAGTGCTTTGGCCGTTGGTGCACCTTTCGCTCCAGGCTTTCTCATTTTTTCGCCAGAACCTGCTTTGATACGCTTTCGCTTTGCGTGAATATTATCCCAAAGTCCACGAGGCATTTAGCACTTACGTCCTTTGCCTTTTTTCTTGTATGGCATCTTTTTCTCCTGAAAACGCACTTCTACGAATGCAATCCATTTATTTTCGCTGAAAAGGAGCTCTAGGATGGCCAAGGAGCATGGCTAACTGCCTGCCCCTGTGGCCTAATATGGTTTTTTGCCTAGAGTGAGTCTGGGATGATCCTAGGCTATCTCACAGGCGCCTGCGCTGCATGCAAGCTCTTGAGTGCCAGTAGTTTCATCTTCTTCTTCTGTCATTTCATTCCAATCAATGTCCGTAGGCATCTTTGCCAAAAAGCTTTCATATTCTTCTTTTTGACATTCGGTGTACGGTGCTTGACGATATGTGCCTCCATCAAAAGGCAAGAATGAAATACCGCTGATGTCGTCGAAGTTGTTCCACACCCAGGCACCTACAGCGGGCCATTCGGATTCTGTGACACTTACGGTAATACTCGGCTTGTGCTCACACCAATGGTGCTGATAGATCTTCCAAAGCTCCAATTGATCAATGGCACTCATATCTTCTCGTGTTACACAGTTGTCTGGAGACTTCATAGGAAACGAGAAGACAGTGGTGTTGTCAGGTTTCATGACATCAGGTTCGTTTGGGACACCTTTATCAATCAAGAACTGCGTAAGCGGATCTTTATTATCACCACGCACTGTGCGGATGTAGTATGCACTATGACGTGCGTGAATACCTGACGCACTGTCTACGAGTTGTGATACGGTGCCAGAAGGCTTCACACATGTAATTGCGGCACTTGGTTCGACACCCAAGATCTCCGCCATTTCTAGGTTAGACATCTCTGCAGTAAGTCGCAGTTCCTCTAACAGCAGCGGCAGCTCATCTTTGTTAGTGCGCCCTGATGTTAGCTCGTTGTCCATTATACCTGTTAGTGAGACACCGAGTAGTCTTTCTGCTTCTGTGTTCTTTTGCCAGATCTTTCGTAAATACGGAAAGTTGGTAAATGTGCTTTGGATCGTCCCAAGGATAGCTGCGACTCTCACCTTTTGCTTGAGGGTATCAACAGTATCTTCGGGACGAATTACAACCTCGGTAAGATTGCAGAACTGGTATGGACGCAATATGATCTCACTGCACGGATTTGTTCCAAAGTCGTGCTCAGGATCTCGCTTGCCATACTTTGCTGCCTGCTTCTGTGAAGCAACGCGGTTGAATATTCCTCTCTCGCCACTGTGGGACTCATACAGGGCAACCCACTCGCGCATAAACGCGCCTACATCTGGTTTTTCTGTATAGCACACACTGTTATTTGCTAATGCTCTTTGAGGATTTTGGTTCCACCATTCGCCTGACTTAGCGTGGCGCATCCTGTCGTCTGTTAGGTTCGACAAAGAGATCATAGCTGATCTTCGCACGCCACCAACAACGACAACCTCACCAATCTTACACATGAGGTCATGGCACTCTATTGATGAAAGTCTTCGGCCTGCTGCCTGCTTGAACATATCTACTGTAAACATAAATAGATCTTCAAGCGGCGCTGGTCCTGAAGCTCGACCACCAAACTTCTTCAAGCGTGCACCTGCAGGTCTCACAAGGGACGTATCCCACTTAGGGATTTCACCTGCGTACAAAAGAGCAATGATTTGCCTGAAGGCTTTTGCCCAACCTTCTTTGCTGTCTTTGACCATGACGGTTGTGCTGCTGTCGAATAGCTGCTCAGGGATCTCAGGAAGCTTATTGATATATTGGCGCTCTACAGAAAATCCTACGCCTGTGCCGCACATGAGGATGAACATTGCTTCATCGAAGGATTTAGCATCATCAACTACGACATACGAACAATTGTATCCACAAGTGTTGTCTCGCTCCAATGCTTGACCTGCAGTCATCATGGCTCTCATGGAAGGCATGACGTCTTTGTTCAATATTGAGGTCTGAAGCTCGTCTATAAGTTGTGATGGGATTTGAGGGCGTTGTTCGACAACAAAGTCAATGTAACGGTCTACAGTTTCGTGCCAATGTTCTCTTCGTTGTTCTTTGTCTAGGTATCGAGCGTACCTACTCTTGTGGATAAAGTCTTGGTATAGGGTCATATAGGTCTCTAATAGGTTTAATAAAGGATGTTCTTCTAGTTGTAGTAAAAGAAACCTAGAGACACTTAAGGACTCCTATAGACTTATAGGGCTCCTATAGTGCGGCTTCTTAACGAACAAAAAAAGTCCCCCAGCCACCGGAGTGACTGAGGGACCTGTGGTGTAGCTTGCGCCACACCTGGACAACTACACGGAGTGTAGTATCTCTATACTAGTTATTGCCGTGCTTTCAGCGAGTCTTACTCTGCCCTGTTGGCCACCCACGGCGGTGGTCACAACTCAATTTGGCACAGGTGCAAGGACTTGAACCTTGACTTACAGTTTTGGAGACTGTCGTGCTGCCATTAACACTACACCCATTCATTATGGGGCTAAATTTGCGTCTGAACTTGTGTCATCTTGAATGCATTTTTTGAGTAAAGACACAAAGGCGTATTCAATTAGTGCTGCCTTGGTTGTTGCGGTCATATCAAGATACACAGTAGCGTCGCCGT